ATGAAAATCGACAACCTTATTATAACTAATTTCCGCGGAATCGAGAGATCGGAAATAATTAATGCTGGCGATACTATCATCATTGCCGGTCAAAACGGATCCGGAAAATCTTGCGTGTTCGATGCGATTCGCCTCTTAAAATCCGTATACGGAGGCTATCATCAAAATGAGTGGCAGAACTGGTTTGGTGAATTTCAACTTAATCCAAACAGCCACTCCAATGAGTTGAAAAGTTTTTTCAACAATCCGAGCAAAGCTCTATCAATTAATTGCCTTTTCAGACTCAGAGAAGATGAGAAAGTATTTATAAATAACAATGCCGCAATGCTTCTTGAGGAGTCTATTTGGAGAACAGTATTACCAGAGGCATTTCAGTGGGGTGGGTATCGCATGGCAATGTTCGCAAATCAATTTCGGGACCGAGCTCCGGAAGTAGCAGAAAGGGTTCGCATTGGGTTGCCTTTACTGTTAGGCGAACTACAACAAGACAATATTATTGGCCACGTAGAAATGCAGCCCGGGGGAGGGCTAAATTTAATACAATCAACATTGCTTACGACAGTGTTTACAAATTTCAGACCAAACGATCTTGGAGTAATCGACTATCATGGAGCCCAGCGCCATTATGGAAGAGAAATGGTTCAAGGCATAAACCTAAATCTAGAAAATAAAAATCAATCCTATAGCCAACATGCGCTGTATAACTATTCAAACAAATATGCAAACGTAAAAAGCGAAATGGCATCCAGTTATGTTCGCGAATTACTTTCAGAAAAAAGCGGAAATGATCATGCAAAAAAAAGCGGCCTTACAGAAACACTAAAAGAGCTCTTCACAACTTTTTTCCCTGGAAAAGAATTCCTTGGACCACAACCAACATCTGATGGAAGATTGGAATTTCCGGTAAGAACTGCCAATGGAAATATTCACGATCTAGATGAGCTATCAGCAGGCGAAAAGGAAATCCTGTATGGTTATCTTCGGATCAGAAGCTCTGCTCCAAAAAATTCTATAATATTACTTGACGAGCCTGAATTACACTTAAATCCAAGACTAATAAGAAATCTTCCTGAATTTTATAGACGCCACCTAGGTCAAGCACTTAATAACCAACTTTGGCTTGTCACTCACTCTGACGCTTTGCTTCGCGAGGCTGTAGGTAAGCCCGGATTTAATGTTTTCCACATGTTCCCATGCGGAATGGATGGCGGGAAAGGTCAACTAAGACAGCTAAGCGCTAATGAAGATCTTGATCTTGCAATGGCAGACCTGGTTGGAGATCTTGCTGCATACAGACCAGACGGAACTGCAATACTTTTTGAAGGTGGAGGTGATTCTGATTTTGATCAAAGCATAGCAATCAGATTATTTCCGAACGAATTATCTGGAATAAATCTTCTATCAGGAAACAACAAAACAAAGGTTGAAGCTTTACACGATGTACTTAACAGAGCTTATTCAAAAGGCGACTTGCCAATTAAATTTTTTGCAATTACCGATGGCGATTCAGAGGCCAATGACCCACCGCGTGGAATACGCCGCTTTAGCTGGGACGTGTATCACATAGAAAATTATCTATTAGAGGCGCGCTTTGTAGCAGAGGCTGTTAATGCCATTCAACCAGAGAGGCGACTAGATGATGAAGAAGCGCTAGATTTGATGAGAGCATCTGCACGGACAGTAGTCGCCAAAGTGCTTCGAGCCAAGATGACTACCTATGTCAACTCAAAGTTAACTAGATGCATTGATTTTAAAATTGATCCAGCTGCTGAGGAGGTAGCACGCCTTATTTCAGGCGCTGCGACACGCTCGTTAGATAGAATGCAGAAGACATTCACCGATGAGCTTAATGAGGACTCATTAATAACAAAACAAGACGAGTGGCGATCAGACATTGAGTCCGCATTTGGTGATGGCTCTTGGCGTAGGATTCTACCAGGCAGAGAAATATTGAAAACATTTGTTTCACAACAAAGACTTCCAATTCCTTATGAAACATTAAGAAACTTAATTGTTAGTCGAATGGTTGACTCAGGATTCCAACCTGAAGGAATGAAGCGCGTAATTATGGAAATTGTTGGCGAAAGCTCATCACCCAAAATTCATTAAATTACATTGAAATAAATCTATATAAGGTGCTGCCTCTGCAGCACCATTTTTTCATTTATCAGACAGCCCACCCCTTCGGTCAGTTTTCATCTTGAAAGATGCTGGCTAGATTCGTTGCAGGTGCTGAACACACCCCAGCCAGCGGCTTCCGCTCCCGACAGTAAGGCGGCATTTTTACGTCCATCTGTTTCGTACTTGTCCGTTTTTGGTGACAATACAAAGCTCATGGTCGGGTAGCGTACAGTCATACAACACTCGGGAAACCGGGAAAATCTGTAGGCCGTCTGGTTGCGGTGTTCAAGTACCCGTCCGCCCCTCTGAACAGGGGGCAATACTGAACGAATCAACCAGGAGGCCATCATGGCTGCTCAATCCGTCACACCTCCCCTTTCCCCCGACCATCCCGCCATTCGTGACCTGCGCCACGCGGTCGAGCTGATGGATTGCCTGTCGCAGGAAGGCTTCGGCCAGATCGCCGCCATTGCGCGCTGTGCCGAGGTGTATCTGGGCCACGGCCCGGAAGCCTTGCAGCGCGAGACCGTGGCGACAGTGCTGCGCGCCATCTGCGGCAAGGCCGACGATATCCAGAACTGCATCAATGTGCAGGCCGATGAGGTGGGCTGCGCGTGTCACGCTGTGCAAGACGCGCCGGCATCGCCACTCTCCACTGCGATGGAGGACTGAGCCATGCAGGCACTGATACCGGTAGTCGATTTCCAGATTGGCGATGTGCAAGTTCCGGCCGTGAATGCACGGGAGCTGCATACTTTTCTCGGCGCAGGAAAGATGTTTGCTCACTGGATTAAAGAACGGATTGAACAGTACGGCTTCATTGAAAAACGTGACTTTGAGGTTTTTGCCGAAACGGGCAATAACCCCCTCGGCGGCCGTCCCAGCAAGGATTTCATGATTTCGCTGGCCATGGCCAAGGAGCTGGCGATGGTGGAGCGCAACGACAAGGGCAAGCAGGCGCGGCTGTACTTTATCGCCTGCGAACAGCGGGCCTTGCAGCTGGCCGGGCAAGCCGCACTCCCCGTTGCCGAGACTGTGCCGGCAGGCTGCGCCCGTTTCAACGGTGTACCGGTGCTGACCAACCTGCAGCTACAGGGCCTGCTGCGGGTGAGCCGTGACACGCTGCGCAGCAATCGCATCCTGCGGCCGGGGCGCTTCAAGGTGGGCGTGCATTTCTTCAACCTGAGTGGCGAACCGCTGCGCAACTTCTCCCTGGACAATATCACCACCGGGGTGCTCACCCGGCGCGGCGGGCGCAAGCTGACGATCTGGAGCATGGAGGGGGTGGAGGCGCACTTGCAGATGTTGCCGCCATCGATTGCCGAACCGGCACGGCAGCGGCTGCAGCGCTTTCTGGCTGGTGAGGCGGAGCTGCTGGCCGACGCAGACAGCACCACCCTGCCCGCGCTGCCGGCACCAGTGGCACTGGCTGCGGTCAACAGCCAGCCCTCACCCAACACCACGCCGTGTCATGCGACGCTGTGCTTCCCATCAGCCACCGCCTTCGGCCTGGCGATGCCGGACATCCTCAGCCTGATGCAACGCCACGGCGCACAGCTGGCGGAGGTGGTGACGGAGGGGTGATGGGATGGGGGCTAGGGTATTTTACCCTGCCCCATCTGCTACTTGATCAGACGAAGTTCGAACTTTTTGCCTGTACTCAACTGGTCCTGACTAATGGCTTTAGAATTAACTGATGCCCCATCAGTTAACGACAATCCGAAAGTCAGCTTATCAATCTCGCTCACCTGCAAATTCAAGGACCTAGCGATATCAACCCGCCCCATGCCCTCGGCTCTCATAGCAGAAAGTACCTTTTGCAGAACTTGAGAGTTCTCATGCGGTATGGGTTCAGGCTCGGAAGTACGGTAACCCATCTTTGATAACTCGATACATATCGAGCGGTTTACCCACTCAGATGTTAAGCCCAAGCTGTGCAAACGGTAATTAAGAGCAGCAACAGACACTCCCCATTCCTTTTTCATAGCAATCAATGAGGAAATGGTCACAAAGCGCGGTGCTTTGGCTTGTACGCTGTCACGGGGCATGAGAAATGCCGCTGCAAATTCATTGGCCTCTTTCTCTGCGTCAGCACCCTGGTTCTGCCCATGACGATGAAGTACGAGGTGGCCTAGCTCATGCGCCGCATCAAAACGGCTGTGCTCAGCGGTTTTTTGGGTGTTCAGGAATACATAAGGTTGCTCGCCATACCACATCGAGAAGGCATCAACTTCGACCGCAGCAATGTCCAGCGAGAACACTTTGATGCCTTTGGACTCCAGCAGATGGACCATGTTACGAATGCCACGCGCACCCAGACCCCACTCGCGCCGCAATGCCATTGCGGCAGCCTCCGGCTCAATTCCGGGCTCAAAACGCGGCAAGGCTGGAGGTGGCAAATCAAAGTGCTGGTCGATCCATTTGCTGAATACAAGGGCAATAGAGCCAGCAGACAGTGCCATGTCCCGCTGAGCGGCCTTCATCCTTTTCAAAGAGCGAAAGCTGGCTATATCTGGCGTCAGTATTTCGAGATCATCACCTTCAAAGAAGGCTGGTGGGAAGCCTAGAACCGAGGAGAGCCGGACAAGGCTCTCCTCTGACGGGCTCATCTCTCCGCTTTCGTAGTTCTGAACTGTTTTTTCGGTAGTTTCAATCTGGCTGGCCAACTGGCGTTTGGTCAGGCCTCGTCGTTGCCGTGCAACAGTCAAGCGTGAGGGGTTAAACATGTGCTACCAAGTGTGTTATGCAGTTTTTCTGCGGACAGGAATGTCCAGCGGAATTTCCGGTTCGTCGACATATGTCTTGACGATTTCCGGGTCATCGCTAAGGTCAATCTCATCCAGGATTATTCTGATTTCCCAATCCAAAATCTTGCCAAGTTTCTGATCAAACTTCGACGGCAGCGACAACTCAGAGCGAAGCACAGGCTGCTTGGGATTGGTTGCGTCGAGATGGTAAAGCAAGACCCATGTTTTTAGAACATTTTTAGCTGGCTCTTGCTGAGGTTGCAGCGTTTCAGGAAACAGCTCGCCACTCTTTGTGTTTCGCAGGACAGCCTGCTGGGCTTTCAACCCCTTTTTAGCCTTGTTCGTCGGGTGCCCATGGCGCAACCCGGTATCTTTATCACCGGTGTAGACCACAATGGCAAAGCTCTCATCCGGGGCGATGGTCACCGGTAAATTCTGGTGGCTTTCCACTGTCCAGCCATCTGCTCCTACTTGATGTCGGAAACCTTCAATGGTGTAGGCCCATTGCGCAGCGCCTGGGAAGGTCGTCGGCAACAAAGGGCCACAGTTTAAGCGTTCTTGCACGCCCCACATGAGGGCATCTTCCAGCTTGGACTTAGTGAGGCCAAGCTGGCGAAGACTGCTTTCAACATCATCTTGCTCAAACAGGATGGATGTGACGGATTGGGTATTCATACTTTTTGAACCATACATTTGCTATGAGGTTCTTCTTTTTACCTCATTTCTGAGGTGAAAACAAGAAGTGAGCCGGTTATTGCCCATCTGCTGCTCGTATTAGTCCCGCCCTCTCCACCACGCATTGCCCGTACTGCGCTGCCAGTTGCAGGTAGCGCTGGGCCAGGTCGTCCCAGTTGTTGCTGTCTGGCAGTTCAATGGTCGGCAGCGGGCGGGTCAGGCTGGGCGGTGGTGATGGTGTGGTTGATAGTGGCGATGGCGGTTTGAAGTTGCTGCAGGCGGCCAGCATCGAGATGGCAATCAGCAGGCAGTGGCGTGGTTTGGGCATGGCGGAGGTAGTCCTGTTGTTGGCGGGCGCTGGTGCTGGCCAGTCGGGTGGTTTGTTGTTGTACCCGGTCGGCGATGGTGGCCAGGCGTTGGGTTTGAGTAGCGTAGTCGGCCAGAGCCTGCCGGGCTTGTTGCAGCTGTTGGGCGTTGGCCTGGCTGGCGAGCTGGTCGCCCTTGCTATGCCAGCCGTGCCACCAGCTGGCAGCCAGCAGCGCTGCGCCCAGGGCGGTGAGGGGTAGCGGCTTCATGGCTGCAGGCCCGGCAGGTAGACAGTGTGGCCATCGCGCTTGATGGCAGTGAGAAGCTGACTGCGGCCGTGGGCGGGTGGCAGGCGGAAGCCGATATGCACCCAGCCGCCGCTGTGCGGAAATTCGCAAATGAGCTGGTCGAAAGCGATGTGGCCTACTGCGCGGGCCGCTTCGATGGCCTGGCAGATGGCCAGCGGGCTGCCAAATTTGGGCGCGACAAAGTCACAGGCCAGGCCGTGGCGGTGGGCGCTGGTGGGCGAGCCGCCGACGGCTTTGTTGACCTGTTCGCTGCGATAGCAGGACAGCACGGTGATGGGCACATCGCCCAGCAGGCTTCGCACCTGTTCCATGCGCTGGGCGGTGTGGCGGATGTGCTCGATGTCGGCCTGAGCTGGCAGATTGGCCAGGCCCTGACGGGCGGCGGTGGCGCTGTAGGTGAGCTCGCGCAGGGTGAAGTGCGGGGTGAGTTGCATGGTGGACTCCAGACGTAAAAAAGCCCGCTCGGGGCGGGCGGGTTGGGTGACAGCTGGTCTTTCTGGCAGTTAGAATGAAGTAACAGTATTGTTACTATCCTTCCGTGATGAACAACACGGAGGGCGGATGAAAAACAGCGAGTTCATCAAGTGGCTACAACAGCAGGGCGTGCAGTTTCGGCCCGGCAAGGGTAGCCACCTGATTGCGATGCTGAATGGCCATTCCATCGGGGTACCGAACCACAAGGGCAAGGAAATTCCGATTGGCACGGCAGAAGGCATCAAAAAGAAGCTGGGACTCAAGTAGTACAGAGGGGCGCAAGCCCCTCTTCATCCGACTTTCATGAAAGGACTGACCATGTTGCGTTATGCAGCTTGCCTCGCCCGCGAGGGCGGGATGGTGACGGTGAGCTTTCCCGATCACCCGGATGTACTGACCTACGGCGACAGCCGCGAGGATGCGCTGGCGCAAGGCCGGGATGCCTTGCTGACCCAGTTGATGATTTGCCAGCAGGAGCGCCGGGTGTTTGCCCTGCCCTCTGCCCCCAGCACCTTGGATGCAGTGGACTTGCCGATGATGGCGGCGCTAAAGGTGTTTCTACACAATGCCATGGTGGAAAAAGGCTGGCGCAAGGTGGATCTGGCGCGGGCCTTGGGCTGGGCCAATTCGCAGGTGGAACGGGTGCTGGACCCGCGTTACCAGTCGCGCCTGCCCTTGATTGAGGAGGCCTTGCATGCACTGGGCAAGGACGTGCAAGCACAGGTAGTGGATCTAGCTGCCTGAGCAAAGGGCATGCGATTGATACCCTGTAGATTGATGGACACGGGCAACGGTGGTGTACGACCCGGAGGCAAAATGGTGGCGCAGACTTTTACAGGCACGATATTGCCGGGCTGGAAGCCGAGTGTCGCACCTCGCTGCGCGTGTATCTGGACCTGTGCCTGGAAAAGGTATTGCGCCTTTTGACCGGTAGCAGAACAAGGAAACTCAGACCTAGCATGGCCATACTCTCTTGCCGAGGAACCGACCATGCACCTTTTACGTCCCTTGCTGCTGCTAACGGTGCTAGCCCTGCTGCTGTTGTATGGCGCGCTGGAGCTTGGGCGCAGCGTAAAACTGCAAATTGACCGTGCGCATCAGCTACGGCAGGACACACGGCCCTGTCAGGAGGGGTGTTCGTCTTTATCCCCGGCCCTGACACCAAAGGGCTTGAGCAAACGGCTGACATTGCCTCGCATGGCCACCACACCGGCGCACAGGGCGGTATTCAGGACGAATTCCGCCAGGTCGATATCGACATAGCTGCCGGTGAGGACTCGGATCACCACGCCACCGGAGGCGACGATCATCACGTAGGACAGTAGCGAGGCCCAGCGGCGGTAACGTGCTCCGTCGCGCTGGTAGTTGAGCAGGCTGAAGCACAGGACTGCGCACACAGCAGCGTGGGCCAGTGCCAGCAGGTTGATGTGGTGGCTCATGGCTTGCCCTTTCCCAGCAGGTGTTCCAGTTCGGTACGGGTGATGGCTGCGCGTAGCAGTTTTACTGCCAAGGCTGCAGCCAGCATGCCACCCAGTGCTGCCGGCACTTCCACGCCATCCGGCAGGATGCGGTCCAGCAGACTGGCGACAAAACCGGCCAGCAATACACCGCACACCACCGAGATAACCAGATAGAGCCAACGCACCCAGCGCGGGTCCTGGCTGCAGCGTTCGGACAGCACAAATACCGCAGCACCGGCAAAGGTGCCAAACAGCACGCCGGCATCGATGCCGGCCACCGTGCCGACACCGGCCAGCGCTACCAGCGCCAGGCTTCCGTTCGGTTCAGTCATGATGTTTTCCTTATTCCCTGGCAGATGGCCAGGTTCAGAAGTGTTGGCGGTGGTCACTGAACAGGCGGATGCCGGTGTCGTCACTCACCGAAAACGGGCTGGCGATCAGACTGACGCAGCAGGACCCACTGTACTGCCCCGTGCTCCAGCTACCTCCCAGCACCACTGCCCGCAAGCTGGGTTCAAACCCTGTCTGGGCGTAAATCCAGCCGCGATTGTTGTTGAGTGGATTGGTATATGGCTGCCAGCGCCATTCCCATTGGCCAGCGCGCGGATCGGTCAACAGTTCCTGCCCCCATACCCACAAGTGGCCCGTCGCCTGCTCCAATCCCCAGCGCGAGGTGTAACCCGGGTTGCGCCCCGAACGTCGCGATTCGAAATACGCCACGCTTTGTTGTTCTGTCACGCCAAATGCGGCCGCCGCAAATTCGTGCTGGGTAGGCAGGCGTTTGCGCAGGGTGAGTGCAATAGCCTGGGCTTCGTACCAGCCTGTAGAAAATGCGGGTTGGCTCTCCGGCCAGACCCAGCTCTGCATGACGGGACGAGGCGGCTTGTTGCGGCCATTGGCTACGCTGACGCCTGCCCGGCTACTGCCCATTACATAGTCCTGTGCGCACAGATAGATGTCGACCCAGTAGGCCCCAGCTACACACACCATGCCGCGCGGGTCGCTAACAGGACGGTAGAGCAAGTCCCACAGGCTCCACTGGTTGAAGCCGGCCAGGGCATCCACATCTGCCTGGGTCCAGAGAACTCCATGAAACTCACCAGACCGGGGGGTGCTACCCGCATCGATCAAACTGAAGTGCGCTCCCCCCATCAGCCGCCACTGACCGGCGGGAAGATCGGGCAGGCCATCGAAGCCGGTGGAAGCACGCACGCTGCCATCGGCGCAGGCATAGAAGGCCAGATCGCTGCCGGGAGTGAGCTCTGCCGGCATCTGCACCGGCGTATCCTGCCTGAACTCCACCAGCGTTCCACCCACCATGATGGCGGTACCGCCCAGCAGGCTGATGCTGAGCGGACCGGTCTTGCGCCAGCAGTGGGTGGTGTAGTCTTGTTTGGCGAACCCACCGGGCAGCAGATTGAGCGGGCCGGGCGGGCCGATATCGCCACGCGGACCCACCGCGCCAGGCGGCCCCACTTCGCCGCGCTCGCCGCGTGGGCCAGCCATGCCCTGCTCTCCCTGCGGCCCACGTTCGCCTTGCAGACCAGTTTCACCGCGCGGACCTGGTCCACCGTATTCACCGCGCGGGCCGACTGGCCCTTGTACACCTTGCAAGCCCATTGGCCCCTGCTCGCCACGTTCGCCTTTTGGTCCGACTTCACCCTGCGGGCCGATATCACCCCGGGCACCGGTTTCACCACGTGTGCCAACCGGCCCCGGTGGGCCGGGGATGCCTTCCACGCAATACAGCTCGTCTTGCATGTTTCAGTTCTCCACGTAAATTTTGCACAGCGTGTGGCTGCGCTGGCGGCCATCCGGCCAATGCAACAGCAGCCGGCATTGCAACTCTCCCAGCGGCCATTGCCGGGTATGGGCAGGGGCGACTGTGAGTCTGACGCTGGCAGCTGCATGGTCAGGGCAGATATCCACGGGTGTGGCGAGAGGCAAACCACCACGACGGGAGAACTGGACGCTCAGTTGCACACCATCAAATGCCAGTGGCTGGCGATACCGGATAGCTGCCCCCGCCCGATATGCAGGCAAGGGGCCAGCGCTGACCAGTTGCAGGTGGTCGGCATCCAGCGCAGTAACGCTGTGCCAGTCATCCGGCCCTGGCACACTGTGGCGGCTGGCCACGCCCGGCCAGTCCAGCCCCTGAATTGCTACCCGCCAGCGGGGTGGCAAACCATGGGCTTTCACCTGCAGGAGGGCTTCCCCACACGGTCCTGACTGAATGCCTTGCAATGGCAGGCTGCAAACTTGGCCAGCTTCCAGCCTCAGCACGCGCTGCCAGCCATCGCCACGACTGATGGTGATCATGTTGGCTCTCCGGAAAGCGAAGCCCCCGCACTGGGCGGGGGCTTGGGGTAGTCGGCTTTCACTTGCCGGATCTGCTGCAGCATGGCGGATGTATCCGGTGGCAAGGTGGGTAGCTGTTCCAGGGCTTTCCAGATGGCGTCCAGCTGGTCGCCAACATCCGGATAGGCTGCAGCGCGGCGGCTGTCGTAAGGATCAAGATGGGTCAGTTTCATTGTTGTCCGGCCCTGAGATGGTGATATCCAGTGCAACCTCCTGCCACGGCCAGGCAGACAGAACGAGCTGATATTGGCCCGGTTGGGGGAAGTCCAGCTCGACCTGTCCGCCAGTCACGGCATAGGGCTGGCCGTTGATGGTGACGGCACAAGGGTCCGGCAGGCCGCTGAGGGCTTGGCCCTGCCGTTGCAGTGCCATGCGCGGGCGCTCGCGCACCATGCCGTCGCTGACGTAGTGGGTTTCCGGTGTAACGCCGACCGGGTCGTACACATAGGCCGGGTCGAGGCGGTGCAGGAAGGTATATGGCGACAAGCTGCCATACTCCATGATGCGGCCGGTATCGTCGGCCTTGCAGTAAGGGATATTCATCGCATGACTCCCAGGATACGAATCGTAAAATTGGTGATTGCATTACCATGCTGATTATTGGCATTGATACGGTGAGACCCAGCCCCCACAGCCTGAATGGCAATCTGGTTGTAAATTCCATTAACTCCAGTGGCGATTGCCGTGCCATTCAGATATACCGTGGTGGCTGTTGGAGAAACTGCTGTTATCTGAATAGTCAGCGATGCCGGGTTTGGCGTGTAAAAATCAAAACCGTTGCGGGCTGCCGCATCAATCTGTCCCACAGTAAACCGACCACTATCAGAGGCATAAACTACAAAGTGGGTCCAACTGATGGCACCGTTGGCAATCTTGAGCGTACCGACCGTCAGATCCTTGATGTAGCTGCCATTGATACCGCCACTATCCAGAATGATGTTGCCGTTCTGATCCCGTACCACCAGGCCACGGCTATCGATCTGCCCGGCCGTCAACTGGCCCTTGATATGGGCAGCGCCCATGCCGTTCATGTCCACCACCACATTGCCTGCGGCATCGCGAATGGTGAGGCCACGGGTGTTGATCTGGGCGGCCTCTACCGATTCCGATGCCAGTACCCGCTTGCCGACCAGCGAACCATCGGTAATCACCGCGCCGGCGATACCCACTGCGGGCTGGCCATTGATCTGGCCGACGGTAAACACTTGCTTGCTGCCGCTGCCGCTGCCATCCGGCAGGGATACCGCGAAGCGGTCGGCCAGCACATCCAGCGCGCTGCCATTCTTGTCCGCGCGCAGCCCGATACCAGCGATCTTGCCGCCAGCAGTGACCTTGATGGTTTGTTCGGCCAGCACACCATCGACGGCCTTGCTGATGGTTTCGACCACAGCGGTCTGGCCGTTCAGGCTGCTCTGCACCTGATCGATCCTGCGCAGGCTGGCCGTAATATCGTTGCTGACACTGTCCACGCGCTGGCTGAGCGCTGCTACGGCTTTACCGGTGGGGCCAATCGACTCGATGGGCTGCCGCAAGCTGTCGGCCAGCGCCGCCCCGGTGATGCTGCCTTGCAGTTGTTCCAGCAAAGCCGCCGGGTCCTTGGTTGCACTGGCGCTGGCACGGGCGCTATCCGACCAGTTGCCCCAGCTGTCCTGCACACGCAGCCAATACCAGTACTTCACACCAATCCCCACACCAAGGTGGACAAAGCGGTCGCAGGGGTAAGCCAGCTGTGCCAGCAATGCCGGGCTCGGATCATCAGCGCGGGTGCCATAGCGCAGCTCCACCGTGGTGATATCCGGTACGCCGGGAGGAAAGCGCCAGCCCAGATCCACCAGCATGGCACCTCCCGTAGCAGCAAGCTGTGGAGTGGGCGGCTTGGCCGTTGGCCCCTGCACCTTGATGTTGGCCAGCACCGGCACACTACGCAGGCCGGTGACCGATACCGCCACCACCCGTACCTGCCAGCTGCCTATGGCCAGGCCTTCCAGTTGGGCATGGTTGGCGCTTTGCTCTGGCTGCTCGATCCAGTCGCCCGCTTCCTGGCGGCAGGCCACAATGTAGCCCCGCAGCAAGGGATGAGAGAGTGCTGCCCAGTCGGCTTCCAATCGCACAGCGCGGCGCCGGTCGCCGGTGGTGTAGACCGTTTCGCGCAGGCTGACCGGCCCGACTGGCGGCAGTTGCAAGGCATCCGGCTGCTGGCTGACTGGCGGCGGGGACAGATACAGCCCCTGCTCGATCGCTTGCCACTTGCCGGCAAAGTGCTGGATGCCGGTGATTTCATAAACGCCCGGCTCACGTTCGCGATGGCCGACGCAGCGCCAGAGTGTGGGTTGCAGGTTACTGGCCAGTAACGTCCAGGTGGTTCCGGTCACCGGCGTTGCGGGAAAGGCAGCGACCAGACTTAGCTGATCAGTCTGTCCGGCAGCATTGGCTACAGCCCGCCGCGCTAGTGTGCCATCAGCCATCGGGCATTCCAGGCTGTAGCGCACGCCAGGCTCAAGCAGCACTGGAGCATCCAGCGTCACTGCTTTGCCTGCCACGGTAAGCAGGCGTCCACCCATGCGCCGGCCGGCCGTAACCGGGTCGGCAATGGTGAAGGTTTCGCCCAGCAGCAGGTCGCTGCCATACAGCCCTGCAGTAAAGCTGACAGTCTCGGTTTCGTTCTGCGCGGTTTCCAGCAGATAGCGCCCGTATTGCTGGGCCTGGGCACGACTGGTACAGCCCATGGCTACGACCTTGGCCGGCTGAAAGCCATAGCGGGACAGGCCGGCCGGATGCTCGACATATTCGGTACCGCGCTTCCAGCCATCACTCCCTGCTGCCGTGCGCGCAGTAGCCAGGCGACTTTCTGCCTGGGTCAGCGCGGCAGAGGCCGCTGTTTCTGCCTCTCGGGCTAGCGTCAGGCGCTGTTCCGCGCTGCTGAGTACCGCCAGTTGGGCTGAGTGAGCGGCGGTTCCCTCGGCGAGCCGTGCCTGCAGGCCGGCACGGGCGACTTCCTGCTCCGCCAGTACTGTTTCCGCCCGGGCACTTTGCAACAGTACTGCTGCCTTCTCGGCTTCGGCCAAGACCGAGGCCTGGCTGCTTTTAGCAGCCATCACGCTGGCGTAGCTGCGCTGTTCGCTGGCTGCAGCAGCAGCAAGCTGAGCCTGCGCGTCGGCAATGGTGGCGTTACGGCTGGCCCAGATTTCCTGGGTGAAATGCTGGATACCTCCCGCGGCCTTGGCCGCTGCAACCATACCGACGCCGACCAGGCTGTATTCCAGAGTCCTGCCCACCAGATCAGCATGCTGGGATAGCGTTTTGAGGGCATCGCTGGTGAGTGCGACCCCTTGGGTAAACTGACCCATGAAGTGCTGGCCTAAAGCGACTTTCAGGTCATCTGCGTAACGCTTCATGGAATTGAGCTGTTTGCCGGCTTCGCCCATGGCAGCTTCGTATGTGCCGGCGATGTCCTTGCCACGCAGCAGCACCTCGTTGACCCGGGCCTGCATCTTTTCATTCTCGGTCAGCTGGGCTGTGGTTTTGCCCAGTTGCACGGCCAGCCGGGCGTAGCTGCCCTCGAAATCGGCATTGATGCCAATGCCACGCAAGACATCGGTCTGGGCTGACTGCACGCCGTGAATCAGATTGGCAAAGGATTCCGAGGAGTTGAGGTTGCCGATGACGGCAGCGTCCTGTGCCACCCGCGCCAGCTTGCTGGCATCTGCCAGATCAATATGGGCCTGAATGACGCGGGTAATGTTGTTGCGCGACTCCATGGCGCTGATGCCGGTATCGCGCAGCCGGCCTTCCAGCTGCTGCAACTGGGCGGTGCTGTATCCGGCATTGTGGCCCACCTGCTGCATGACCACGCCCATGGTGTTGTACTGGGCCGCGGCCAGCGTGGCCTCCTTGGCGAATTCGACCAGACGGCTACCGGCATAGGTGGCGATCAAGCCGCGTACTGCGTTACCAGCACGACCGAATGACAGATCCACTTGCGCCGCCATGCGCTGGCTGGTCTGCTCGATGACCTGCATGGCCTGGGTGGAATCCTTGCGCACCGCAGCCATATTGCTGCTGACATTGTTGCGCACGGCATCCATGTCCCGCTGGATGCGGGCGACACCGGCTTCGAGACTGATGACCAGTGAACCGACCTGGGTGGTGGACATAGCTGACTCCCAAAAACATCAGGCATAAAAAAACCGCCCGAAGGCGGTGTTTGGTTCAATCACGTGCTGGTGAAGCCAGCATTATTTTATTTTGCCGGAGCACGGCATCCGGAACCGTGGCATCAATGTAATTGGCAACATCAACAATTGTGGTCATCTGATGCCATTGTTCCAGGGGAATCAATCTGGCAAAACGCAGCAGTACCAGGCCAGGCAGCTCTCCACTACGACTGTACCGTTGGTGATACAGAAACATCTTGCGCAAGTCATCCTGCGGATAAAGTGCTTCCGGCAGTATGGAATACTTCCGTGCCAGCCTGTCCCGCAGATAAAGACCGATACACACTGCCCTGGGGCTCTTGAAACCCATACTCTTGCCATCCCAAACCCGACAGGGTTGCCTTCCCTGAAAATTACCCCTGATAGACTTCAGTATTGTGTAGAAATAATAGGCGGCGGCCATGCAGCAAAAAACAATCACGCCAGCACCAATAGCCCAAGGTTTCCAGAAAGCAGTGGGCCCAGCAGCGATAACAAACAGAAACCAGCACAGGAGCATGACCAGACAAATCCAGGCATAAAGGCGTAAAGGACGCATAGTCGATTTTGCTGCCACATATTGATGAAGTCGTCATCATGCTACTCCAACTAGATATTGATTCACTGCATGCTCTCCCAAAATCATGCTGTGATGCGTTGCATCTCCTCCAGCGCGACGGCCTCACACTGCTGCAGGGCGGCAAACAGCGTGGAGCGCTGCTCCGGCTGGATGCCTTGCAACTCCATCACAGCGGGAATGACCGCGTAATCGAGGCCGATGAGCCCGGCTGGCCCGACACGCCATTGGGTTTGCAGGCTGCACCATAGCCGGAAGGCGGTTTCGTTTTCCGGCCACAGTGCAAATGCTGCCGGGGCGGATGAAGTTGGCAGCAGCTGGCTGATTTGCTGCTCGGACATACCGGCATTGCGCAGGGCCTGTATGTCGGCGGTGCGGTCCGGCGGGCTGCGCCCGCATTGCCGCCGCACCGCCTCCATCAGTTTTTTTGTGCGGCCGTTCCGTAACGCAGGCTGAAGATGGCATCGAACATGCCGCGCGACAGTGCGGGACCGTCCGGACCCAACAGCAGCTCGCGCAGTGTGGTGGCGCTATACGGCACTGACTGGCCCTGCATGTCATTGACCTCGTCCCAACCTGTGATGGCTTCGGCCAGCAAGGCCGCATTGGCCTGCAGATTCTCACTGACAGTCTGGCCGCTTTCGCCGGTGACCTGATGATGCGCAAACAGGGCATCCCATTGTTGCTGGGTAAGTCGCTTGATTTCGACAGGAAACTGGTGCTGCTGCAGACGGCCAGCGGTGTCGTACTGCTGAACGGTGACCGGCAGGCGGGCGGATGTGGCTTGGGAAATGACAAACATGGTGAACTCCGGACGTAAAAAAACCGCCTTGGGCGGCGGTGTGCGGTGAATGTGGGTGGATATGGTTTACAAGCGTGGCAAAGAGAACCAGCGTTTCCAGCCGTGGTATAGCAATGTCAGCAGGAGAACGATGCCCAGCGTGATGAGGCCATATTGCAAGACCAAGTCCCAGGGGATATCGACAACTGCGAAGAAGATAAAGCCGGCAAACAGCAGCAGGTACAGGAAAAACTGCGGCCCATACAGCCACAAGGCGATATTACCGAGTACGCATAACAGGGCAATACCGAGAATCAGCAGCAAGCCCATGCTTTTCCTCCCGGATTGAACAAAGGTGAACAGCACCAGCCTAGCCAGCCCGGCTATCGGTGCAAACTGGCCGAAGTTGCGAATTAGCGCACACTGATGACCAGCTCATCATCCCCGGCCAGCGGTACCGGGGTGAGTGGTGCATTGAGCATGAGCAGACCGTCGCTGTCGCTGTAGCTGGCATTACCCAACTGCACTGCCGGGCAGCTGATATCGACGATATTGCCATCCACCTTGCCGTGGCCAAGTTGCAGTGGGCCACTGCTGGCCAGGCGAATGGCGCTCCACCAGTCTTTCTCCCCTACTTTGACCGACTCCATTACCAGCTGGCCGCTCGGCTTGCGTCCGGTAATCAGCACCGACTCGCTGCCACCGGGCAAGGCGCGATGGGTGACTTCGTTGGCCAGATCCAGGGAGAGACTTTCTACGGCCGGGCTGTAACCGTGCAGGTTGAGGCTGCCAACATTGGCCAGATCGAACGGCACAGGAGTAATGAACTTGTTCAGCACCACGTTGGGTATGGCGGCATCAACGATGCCGCCATACAGGCCGGTCAGCGTGAACTTGAACTTGGGGATGGACTTGTTCTTGAAGTCGAGTGCCAGTGTGCCGCGGGCCCCCAGCAGCTTGTGGTTGACCCCGTCAAAATTGCAGTACAGCGACAGCGACTTGAAGCCGTCGGACAGCAAGGTGTAATCGGCCTTGACGCCTGCCGTGAGCTTTTCGGCAAAGCCGCAGGCCAACAGCAGCGGTGCCCAGGCCGGGGCATTACCCTTGGCACCGGCACCGGCGATTTCCACTTCCATTTCCAGCTTCATGCGCAGACCTGTCGGGATACCTTCGCTGTTGCCGAAGTATGGCCGCACCACGTCGCGTTCAGCACGATCCGCTTCCATGGGGGTGAGGCTGGGATTGCTGACCAGGATGGCGTTGGCAGCCCCGGTGGGAATGGCGTCTTTGCCATACTGGGCTTCCGGCTTGGCCAGAATGGCGATACGTTTGGCAGCTAGGGGCATGGTGTTCCTTTCTATAACTCCGCTTCCGGGCGGCGATAATGAATACGGTAATGTGCCCGGCAGATACCGAGTGCCGGGTTGTCTTCGTCGTACTCCCACTGCAAGCTGTCCAGCACCAGGCTATGGCAGCCGGGCAGTTTGACGGGCAGTGGCTGCAAGGCCAGATGGGCGGCGCTCAGTACCGGATCGCAGGCGGCATGCGGGGTATCGCCTTCCGCCAGGATTTCCAGCTCTACCTGCAACTGGCGGTAGGCCATGCCCAGCGGACTGCCCTCCGCGGGCAGGTCGTTGTGCTGGTGCAGTACGATGACGGGAAAATCGTCGTAGCTGTAACCCCGCTCCAGGCTGCGGCTGATGCGCGGCCCGGCCGGGGTCTGGCCCGACAGGGTTTGCTCCAGCTGCTGCATGATGGTTTCGATATGGCTCATGGCTGTTTCCAGTCGATACGCCAGCAGATGGGGGGCCTGGACATCGTCCTGGTCGTGGCTGTCGGTTTCCTGCATGTCGCGTATATCCAGACCGACAATCTGGCCGCGATAGCGCGAGAGCTGTTGGCGGATGAGGCTGGCCAGCAGATGGGCTTCGTCGTAATGGCGGCCAACAATGCTGAGCTGCACCCGGCTGGTGACCAGACCGGGATTGCGGCGCGGCCCGCGGGCGCGGGTTTCGCCGATGAGCTGGTAGGCCACGGCAGGCAACTGCGGCTCCGGCGGCAGGCGCAAGGGATAGACCCGGCTTTCCAGCAGCTGACGCAGTGCCGGCGGGCCGGTAAGGAGAGCAAACAAGGCGGAACCGATCATCGCCATTCTCCATGCTGCAGCGCCGAGCGCACCGCACTGGCTACATGATTCAAGGCAGCATCCAGCTTGGTGGCTGCTGCAGGACGCATGAAGGGGTAAGGCGGGACAAACTGCCCACCAGCGATGGCAGCCTGACGCTGGGCTGCCTTGCGGCGCTCTCCTCCTTTCAGTCGCCGGCCCGGGCCACGTGCAATGTGACCGAACTCCAGAAACCGGCCATAGAACACGGCACGGCGCAGACCCACCTTGAAAGCCACCGTACCGCGCTGGCCATTGCCGCGAGAGCTGACCACCTGAATGCCACGCGCTAGCGCCCCGCTTTTACGCCTGACAATGCGCCGCGCCTCATCACGCACCATGGCCGCACCTTGCCGCAAGGCCCGGCGCAATACCTTGCGCCGCAGGCCATCCGGCAACTGCTGCAGATTGGCCAGCAATTCCTGCATGCCGTGTATTTCAACCGTTGCCATCGATACGCTCCAGTAACAGCCACAGCCAGGCCGGGTCCGGATCGGGCTGCACCGCCTGGATGTGATAAAGATCGCCACGCGCCTGCAGCCGCATGCCGGGCAGAATGTCTGTGCGGCGGCGAATACGGGCACGGGCCGACAGACCGCTTTGCTCGGCCAGTGCTGCCAGATACAGTCGGCCGGTAAAGCCTTCGAATGCGCCCCAGATGCGGCGAACTGGCTGCCAGCTGTCGCAAGGCGCGCCTGAAGGATGGGCACGGTCTACCTGCCGCAGGATGAGCAGACGGTCGCGCAGGGGACCTGCGCCGGGGTTCATGGCTCTTTTGCCCCAAAACTGATAAATTCATTTCGCATACACATGATTGATTCCTCCATGCGCAAAGATGACTGGTCTATCTTCTGGAAACCGCACGCTGCACTGACTGCCGTGACCATATTCACCATGCTGCCCTTCTGGCTGGGCTGGCTACCATTGGGCTGGCTGGATGGGCTTGCTGTGCTCAACATGAAAAACTGCCCACCACCAGTACCCAATGGCTTGAATGGCCTGAGCAGGTTGTTTTCTGAGATTTCACTACTGCTGACAGCGGTGATTGTGTTAACAGGCCTGTTTGAAATTGGCCCGGCCATTTACCGCTTTCGCTCAAACGCCAGTTTTGGCTCCATGGTGCTGGCTGCACTGATTACCACCGCAATGTCAGCGCTGTTTATCAGCGGCATCGTGGCGGACTCGGTACGGTGTGACCGGGCGGCAGCAACACTTCGGGTGTTTATTGGCCTGTTCATAGGAGGAGCGATCACCGCACATTTTTCAGTTCTGGCGTGTGTATTCTCCTGGCTGCAAGTAGCCGGAAAAGCCGGACGCCCACCTGACAGCAAGTCATAGCACCACCTCCTGAAACTGGTAGGCATGCAGCAAGCTGTCCACCAGTGCCGTACCCAGATTGGCCACGTTGCCGCTGACGAATTGCTCGCGATACTGGTAGTAAGTGGCCACGCGAAAGCGCAGCCACTGTCGCACGGCTTCCGGGACGCCCTCGCCACTGGCTGCCAGCCCGGCCTGATAACGGATGCGGATGGCGTCGCTATCCTGATCCACCAGCGGCCAGGCCTGACGGCAATAGAGGTAGAGGGCATTGCTTTCCGGCTCGGCGCGTGCGCTCCAGCTAGTCCACTCCTGCATGACGCCCTGCTGCAAAATCTCTACCCGGTCCACCTGGAAAGCATTGGGGGTGGGTAGCAACAGGAAGCCCTGCAAGGGCCAGCGGCTGAGCACCAACTGGCGCGGCGTGTGCAGCAGCGGCCCGCCGATCTTGTCTTCGCAAGCGCGCACGGCCGCCGCTTCCATCTGCTGCAGCAAGTCGTCTTCTTCGGTCTGGTCCGGCTCGATACGGCATTGCTGCTTGATTTCATCCAGCATCAGGATGGCGGCCATTATTCAGCCTCCGCCCTTGTCAGCGTCTGCTGCCGGTTTGCCTTTTTTGCCATTGGCGGGAGTGGTACTGCCCTGCCCCTCTGGCGTGTGGTCGGTAGCAATACCGGACTCGACCAGCTGGCCGGCGCGTACTTCGTCGGCGAAACCGGCGATATCGCCGGGGGTATAGATGCCGTGTGGCTTGAGGAAGATGATGCTGCGCATGGTGCTCTCCTGGAGTGGCCAGCCGCTGCCGACTGGCCGGGTGGTTTACTTGCCCCACTTGATGCCGACACCGATGGCGATGGATTCGCGGTGGCGCGGGCCGAAGTCGTGTTTGGCGATGACGCGGATCAGCGTCTGGTCACGCTGGAAGGCGCTGATGACCTGGCCGTCGTTGTCCTTGTAGGTGGCTTCCTTGCTGAAATCGATGAGCAGGGACTGGTCCTCACCGATGAAGCAATCGGCAAAGTCGGCGAAGTACAGTTCGGATTCGTCACCGGTCTCGCCCAGATTGTTGGGAATCTGGGTGGTGCGACCGACCGGGTAGCCCTTGAGCTGGCCGGTGGCCAGTTCCGGGTAGACCTTGTTACCCTTCATGTCCTTCAAGCCTTCCAGGAAGCGGAAGGTGCGCGGCGACATCAGCCAGCCGGGCGTGACCATATTGGCGTCCACCCCTTCCAGCGCCAGGATGAGCTGGTTGAGGTAGTTTTCGATGGCTTGCAGCGCCGGGGCGTCGATGGCCTTGATTTCAGGGGCTTTGAACACATTGCCGTCCAGTACCCAGAAGCGCAGGCCCTTGGGCAGGTTGCCGCTGCCGTTGTCACGGATGAAGGCCTTGTCCTCGCGGGCGCCGATGGCGGCGGTTAGGTCGTCCACCACCACCTGATCGACATTGGGGCTGATACCGGCATGGCCGAGCAGGTCATTGCTGATGGGCACCAATGCGGCCATTTTCTTGGACGACAGCTTGAGGTCGTCGAATTCGGCACCGGTAACCGGGGCATCGGTATCGCTGCCGATGTAGCCAACAGCGGCCCCGCCCTTCAGGCGTGGCAAGGTGAGGTTGCCATTGTTGAGCGGAAGCGAGCGGGTACCCATGCGACGCACCACGGCCTTGGGGCGCAGCAGTTCGATGACTTCGCTGGCCAGATTGCTGGGAATCAGCACGCCACCAGCGGACGGGGTAGCGCTGTTGAGCGCGGCGGCGACTTCGCCACCGTAGCCGCCCTTGTCGGCGATATCGGCTGCCAGCTGGTAATTGCCCTGGGCCTGAATCAGCGCCATGGCCATGCGTGCAACAGCGGCACCCTTGACGCGCGGTGCGGCCGGGGTGGCTGGCAGCAAGACTGGCGGCGCGCCCTGGGCGTTGAGCGTTTCCACTTGCTGGGCAGCGGCGGCCTGCATCTGTTCGGCGGCTTCGGCCCGCGCCAGCTTGTTGCCCAGCATGGTGAATTCCTGCTGCAGTTCGGTGACTTGTTGCAGCTGCTCGGCAGTCAGTTCGGTACCGGCCTGTTCCTGCTCGGCCAGTTGTTGGACCTGGGCGGCGATATCGGCACGGCGGGCTTTCATTTCAAGAATGGTGGGCATGGTTTCTCCAGACGTAAAAAAACCGCCTCGGGGGCGGTGTGGGATAAATTTGTGACGAAAAAAACCCCGCCAGTGCGGGGTTTCTCTTTATTGCCAATTACTTAGTGGCGTTTCCGATAATGGTCATGAGTTGCGCTGTTCTTGTAGTGTCCGCCCTTATGAGAGGACCCATGGCCACTGGCATAGTGACCACCACCGTAAGAATGAGCTTCGGCGGTAACAGGTAGTACCAGGATTGCTGCCAGCAATGTGATCACGAATTTTTTCATGCGTATGTCCAATTATTCATCATCACCCGGTTTGCTGCCGTATACACCAGTGTATGGATTGACATTGCCTCGGGTCGACCAGTTGTCGTTTTTCGTACTATTGGGGTTGGTCTGCATATGCGGGGCTACATAGGTTCCATCCTGTCGCGTATAACCGCTAACACTGTGCGAACCAGTGCTTCCATAGGCCGAAGGAGATGAATGACTAGAATAACCACTGCTATGGCTGCCACTAGCCATTGCAACTGAAGAGAACGAAATCAGGGCGAGCGCGATACAAAGTTTCATTTTTTCTCCACGTCAAAATGTTAATGGATCTTAACAATACTTAACATTCTAACGTCATTTCCATCCGCGCTTACTAGATGTTTATCATCATTGCCACTGATCGCGCCTTCACCTTAAGCCCAGCTTGCTCATGCGGTTGTATAAGCGTTCTCGAAATACGGTCGATGGTTTGCTGCTGGGTTTCCACCCGGTCGGCCAGGCCAGCGGCGAGGGCGTCAGCACCGAAGAACAGCCCGGCCTGGGTGGCTTGTACCGCACCGACGTCCAGCCCACGGAAGGCTGCTACCTGCTGGCAAAATTGCTGGTAGTGGCGATCCAGCAGGCTGTTGACAGTGGCCAGTGCGGCTTCGCTGAGCGGGGCTTCGCTGGCCATGTCGTTTTTGTGTTCGCCACGGTACAGGGTGGTGACGACGATGCCCTTTTCGGCCAGTTGCTGGCTGATGTCCAGGTGCTTGATGATGACGCCAATGCTGCCGACGCCTGCAGATTGGGACAGCACGATTTCGCTGCAGGCACTGGCCAGTGCGTAGCCGGCGCTGTAGGCGCTGTAATGCACGATGGCGGTGACCGGTTTGCGGGCGGTGGCAGCGCGGATGTCGGCGGCCAGCTCGTAGCAGCCGACGGCAGCGCCACCGGGGGTGGCCAGATCCAGCACGATGTGGCCGATGGCGGGGTCGGCCAGCCCGGCATTGAGTTGCTGGCGGATGCTTTCGTAGCTGGTCTGGTTGCTGCACAGGCCGACATCGTTGGCGCGTGGCACCAAGATGCCGTGCACCGGGATGGTGAGGACGCCCTGCTGCTTGCTGGCAGTGGGCTGAGCCGGGGCTTGCATGGCAGGCTGGCCGAGATCAGCACCGGCCAGTGCCGGGAGCTGGATATTGACCTGTTGCAGGTTGATGCCCATGCGGCCACCCGCCCAGGCTACGGCTTCGTGCAGTACGTCGGGCAGGACCAGCAGCGGCTGGTTGAACAGCTGGTGCAGGAACAGGTGTTTTTTCATGGTTGTAGCTCCGGGGTACTGCCGGCCGGCACCATATTGAGCGGCTGCAGGTAGATGTCGCCGCCGGGGACCGGTGGCAGGTTTTCCAGGCGGCGGATGTCGTTAACTGACAGCCAGCCCCATTGGCGGCCTTTGGCGTAAGCTTCGTAGCGGCTGGACTGGTCGCCGCGCAGCAGGCCGCCGACGTTGAATTCGATGTAGTAGTCGGCGCGTTCGTCAGGCAGCAACAGGTCGCGCATCAGCGCCTGTTCGAAGCGTTTAAGCCAGGGCATGAGGCAGTAGATAACGTATTCAATGCCCTGGTGCTCGATGTTGTTGTTGGTGGCGCGCTCCAGCAGGCCGACCTTGTGTGGCGGTACCTTGAGGATTTGCGCCACTTCCAGCGCGGATAGCTTGCGGCTGTCTAGCAACTGGGCGTCTTCGTTGGTCATGGACAGGGCGCGGAAGCTCATGCCGTCTTGCAGTACGGCGACCTTCATGGCGTTGTCCGCGCCGCTGTATTCGTTTTTCCAGGCTTCTTTGACCTTCTGGATCTTGTCGCTGGTGAGTGGTTTGAGTTCTTGCTGGCCGACCATGGCGGGGCGTTCCAGCACACCGGCCAGGTGGGTGCCGTTGGCAAACACCTTGCTGGCGTGGTTCTGGGTGGCCATGGCCAGGCCGAGGGTGTTGCAGTGCAGTTGTACCGGACTGACGCCGGTGTAGCCGTTGAGGGTGAACCAGCGCACATGGTGAATCATGCGCTTGGGCAGCGGGCTGCCACCGTTGAGGCGGTAATAAGGCAGGTTGTCGCTGCCCTTGAGCACCTGCACTTTGTCGGTATCCAGCGGCAACAGTGCTGTGGGTCGCCCTGCCCGGTCGCGCTCGATGAAGGCATAGCTGTTACCGCGCAGACCATTGGCGATTTGCTGCTGCTCCAGGTATTCAAATGCGGTTTGCCAGGCGTTGGGCTGGTGGTGCACCAGCTGATAGACCGGATGGTCGGTGGCGCGCTCGCGCTGATCGCCCTGGCGGCGGTACAACTCGCACGGCAGCTGGGCGACGGATTCGGCAATCAGTGAGACGCAAGCCTGGTAGGTGGTGAGGGCCAGCGCGGTGTCCGGGCTCACCTGCATGCCGGCGGCGCTGCGGGCTGCATGGCCAAACAGGCTGGAAATCCAGCCTTTGTCCGGACTGGCGGCACTTTGCGGACCGAACTGCTGGGTGGTGAACATTATTGGCCTTTCTGTGCTGCAGCACGGGCGGTGCGGTAGGACCAGAGCAGCGCGAAGCTGCCGCCGCAGACCCAGCCTGCTGCCGGATGGAGCATGGCTGTGCCGGTGGTGACGGCAGCGGCGCCACTCAGACCGACCAGCAAGGTGGCGATGTCCAGTTTGCTCACAGGCAGACCTCGTTTTCGTAGGCCGACACGTAGGGTGCGGCGGGTTTGTGGTACAGGGCGCGGTTGAGGGCCATGATGAGGCCGACGATGCCGTCGATCTTTTCGCGCGATTTCTTTTTGCTGGGGCGGTAATTGCCGTTGCTGTCACTGATGACGACCACGTTGCCGGCCATCCAGCGCAGTACCGGGTTGCCGCCGTGGGCGAAGTCGCCCGCCAGCAAGCGGGCTTCCAGTTCTTTCGAGGGCTCTGACAGGTTCTGGAAGTTCTGGCTGAGTGCCACCAGTTCCAGTCCGTCCTCGATCAGCTCACTGGCCAGCTTGCCGGCGTTCCATTCGTCGAAGCCGATGGACTGGATGTCGAAGTCGGCTGCGTCCTGCAGGATTTGCGCACGGATGGCGTCCTGGTTGATCTGCACCCCGGCGGTGGCGGTGATGAAGCCTTGCCGGGCCCAGCTGGTATAGGGCACGCGGTCTTGCCGGTCGCGCAGGGCGATGTTGTCGGCCGGTACAAAGAAGCGCGGCAGAATGGCCCATTTGTCACCGGGTTCGACCGGTGGAAACAGTAGTACCCAGGCAGCGATGTCGATCTTGTTGGCCAGATCGAGGCCTCCGAAACAGGTTCGCCCTTTCAGGGCTTCGACATCGACTGGCTGGGCGTTGTTGTTCCAGGCATCCAGCGACAGCCAGCTGCGTTCGACCTGCGTCCAGATGTTGAGCCGCTTGGTCAGAAAGTTGTTGAGTGCTGCCGGTTCGTGCCGGGCTTTCTGGGCCTGGCTGTCCAGCTCTTCCAGATTGACCGAAACCGCCAGATTGGGATTGGCCTTGACCCAGTTAGCCTGGTCGAACCAGTCGTCGCCTTCGTCCAGGGTGTAGATGACGCCGCCGTAGCTGTCGTCGTCCAGCTGGCCTTCCAGTATCTGGATCAGGTAGCCACGCTGCTCCAGGCAGATGGAACCTTCCTGATTGAAACCGGCGGTGGTGATGGCGTGCATGATGCTGTTGCGACGCGAGCCACGGCCGGTGTCGATCACGTCCCACAAGGCCCGCGTGGGGTGGGCGTGCAGTTCGTCCATGATGGCACCGTGCACATTGAGGCCATCAAGGGTGTTGGCATCCGCACCCAGCGGGACATAGCGGTTGGCGGTACCAGGTATGCGCAGGATGTTTTTGTTGTTCTGCACCAGCTGGCGCAGTGCCGGTGATTTGGCCACCATCATTTCTGCGGCCGAGTGGGTAATCTTGGCCTGATCCAACTTGGTGGCAGCGGTGTAGACCTGCGCGCCGGCTTCCTTGTCCAGGGCAAACAGGTAGATGCCCAATCCAGCCAACTTGGTGGATTTGCCGTTCTTGCGGGCGACTTCTTCGTACCAGGTGCGAAAGCGGCGGCGGCCGTCTTCGCGATACCAGCCGAATTCCACCGCCAGCCAGAAAGCTTGCCAGGGAGCCAGCTCGACCGGCTTGCCGTTCCATTGGCCATCGAAATGGCGGCAGTAGCGCGGGAAGAATTCCAGCACGTGGCGGGCCATTTCCGGTCGCCATACCAGTTGGCGCTGTGTTTGTTGCGACAGATCGCGGTAATGACGTTCGACGGCAAGACGGGTGTAGCGACCGGTCTTGATGCGCCCTTCCAGTACATCCAGGCCGTACTGGTCCCAGGGCTGCAGCACGTAGCCTGTTGGAATCAGTCTGGCCGGTCGTTGATGAAGTTGAGCAGTTCGACCAGTTCTTCGCTGAGCACCCTGCCCTTGCTGAGTAGCTTGTTTCTGGCACATGCGCTGACCGTCATTCCGTTTTTCTTCAACATGAGCCGGATCTGGCTGGCAATCTTGGGCCGGTTATAGCTGGCGCTGACTTCATAGGGGCGGCCGGTGTCTTTGGCAATGGCAAATACCCTGCCCTTGTTGGCCTCCATCCACTCCTTGCAGGCCAGCCAGTCCACAATGGCGGCGCAGATCAGCCCAAGGGCGATGCCGGCAGTGGAAAAATCAAAACCGCTCCCAGCCAGCAGGGGCTGCAGATCCTTCCATAACTTCCGTTCCGCACGTGTCAGCCGCCAGGGTGGTTCTTCTGGCAAGAGCGCTCCGCTCTGACCAATGTTGTCGAGCATGGCAAATGGGTCTGCGGCGAACAGGTCGCCCGTCAGCAGGTTGTTGATGGCACGGACCCGTCCAGCCGCGATGACGGTGAGGCCGCCTTCGTCCAGATCCTTCAGCACCTCACTGCGAGCGCGGCGCTCGGCCCGGGATTCGTCCGTTTCCAGCGAGCCACCATTGCTGTCTTCGTCGTATCGCCAGCCAGCCAGATCGATGGCATCGACATGGCTGCGCCAGGTGTCGACTTTATCGGCCAGCATCGCGATCTGCAGCAAGGCGGATTGGTAGTCAAACCCGGCCTGGGCCAGGGCTCGGATGATGTAGCGCCAGACTTCGCGGGCACGTCTGGTCTTTAAAAATGCAGGCGGCTTGGGTATGACCACAGAAGCCGCCGTGTTGGGGCTTGTGGGGACCATAGCCAGCCTTTCTCGGCAAACGGAGCATCAAAAACGAAAAAAGCTCCGATCGGAGCTTGCTGGAGGGGTTTAGACCCCCCCCTATGATTTTTCACCAAAAGAAAACACGTGGTTAGGCATGCGGTCCGCGCTACCCGGGTGTGCCGGAGGATTTCAGCCCCCCACCCTCAGACGATTCCGGGATGAAATCGGAAGGCGAAACCAGTCAACTAACGACCAAAGCCACCATCTTCCGCTGCTGTCTTGCGGCTATGGCAGCCCTTACACAACGCCTGCAGGTTGTCCCGGTCCACAAACAAATCCCAATTCCCTCGATGCGGCTTGATGTGATCCACATCCGTCGCACGCTCCAGGCAGCCCGGTGTTGCGCAACGAAACAGCGCGACCTTGAGACAATCGTGGCGCCGCGCATACCAGATCCGCAACTTGTACCAGCGCCGGTATCTGGCCTGATCCGCATCAGCAGCCCGTCGGGCCTCAACTTGCTGCCGACGCACCGCCTCATGCTGACTGCACTTGCTCGATCCGGGTAGCGAGAACTCCCGACACCCACCCGGATGCACTACTGATCGCCCTACAACAGAATCTGCCGTTGATCGAGTACATCCACAGCTGGCACGCCGACGACCAATATGGCCGCCGCAACCTCTGCATGGTGCGCAACGGTCCAGTGCAATACATCTGCACCAGCGCCATCACCAGCCCGACCCCGGAGCCAGCCTGATGCTGCGCGAAGTCCTGCTCTACATCCTCACCCGAGGCCTGCTCTTCGGCATCCTCGCCGCCCTGGCGCTGATTGTCGTAGACGGCTTGGCCGAACTCGCCAGCCGCCACGGCTGGCTCCCCCTGTAATCCCGACAAAGGACACGCCATGAACACGAAACTCCCCCAGATAGACCCTCGCCAACTGCGCCGCCAGCTAGGCATGAACCAATCCGAATTCTGGAGCCGTATCGACGTCACCCAATCCGGCGGCAGCCGCTACGAAAGCGGCCGCCCCATGCCCAAACCGGTACGCCGGCTGCTTGGTGCGGTCTACCTGAAAGAAAGCATCAAGCCATTCACGCCAGATTCAGTTACCACGCAAGAACCGTCACGGTGAGAGCGCCAATGGCGAGGGCACCTATCGGCTCAATAAACGGTGGGTAATCCGTGTTTGTGAATATCTAAAGGAATGAAAATATGAAATGGCTAAAGCTGGAAAAATATTGTGCGGTAAGTGGCGACACCAAGGACGCCATCTATAACCGCAGACGGAATGGGATATGGCTGGACGGCAGAGAATGCAAAGTAGTCCAAGGCAATATTTGGGTAAACACAGAGGCAGTCGAAAAATGGATCGAAAAAAGCAAGCCGCAACCGTCCCGAGCGGCATAGAAGTGAGGGATGGGGCCAAGGGAGCAACCATCCGGATCCAGTTCATGTACAAAGGCGTCAAGTGTCGAGAGACGCTGAAACTCCCGCCTACGAAGGCCAATCTGGCATTCGCGGCACGATTGCGCGGCGAGATCATCAACGCCATAGAATTCGACACGTTCAAGTACCCGGAATATTTTCCGGATAGCAAACGGGCAAAGGTGTTCGGTCACATCGTGACGACTCACAAGATGGCCGATCTGCTCCAGGCAGCGCTGGCAGGATATGAGCAGGCCGTAGCTAACGGGACACTATCCCCCACCACGCTGATTGGATACCGTAAAATCATCAATGGGCACTTGCTGCCGGAATTCGGCATGGAGCGCGTCAGGGATATTACGCCAGCCCGTCTGCGTAACTGGATCGGAGCACTTGGAGTAACAGCGAAAGCTGCTCGCAACATCATCAGTCCACTTCGCTCGGTACTGGATGATGCAATGAATGATGGCCTGATCGAATTTAACCCACTGGACCGGGTAGCACTCAAGAAGCTGCTTACCCAGACATCGGAGAAGTCCACCTATGAGGTGGACCCATTCTCTGCAAAGGAGATCGCCGCAATCCTGAAGCATGGCTCAGAACAGGAATCAAACATGTATCAGTTCTGGTTTGAGACTGGCCTGCGCCCTGGAGAGCTGATTGCCCTGGACTGGAGCAAGGTAGACTTTGTCCATGCCACGGTACGGATTGATGCAAACGTGGTAGCAAGGATAACAAAAGGGCCAAAGACCGCTGCGGGGGTGCGCACTATCGAACTGAGTCCTGTCGCACTAGAAGCATTACTCAGGCAGAAATCAGTGACATGGCTAATGGGTGGAAGGGTATTTTTGAATCCGCGCAAACACCGGCCATGGGAGGTCGAGCAGCAGATTCGGCGCACATCATGGCAGCCCCTACTGAAAAGAGCGGGAGTCCGTTATCGTAACCCCTATCAGATACGGCACACCTACGCCTCACACCGCGTAAGCAGTGGAGCAAACCTTTTTTGGCTAGCGCAGCAAATGGGTCACGAAACCACTGAGATGATCATTCGCCACTACGGGCGCTGGATACCTACCACCGGAAACCTGGCGCAACACCCATCAGCCAGCAAAACAAACGCCTCATAA